ATAATCTTGAGACTCATTTACAATCAAACGTGTTATGTTTTTATACTAATTTATTTTAATGAGATAAAGAAATAGGTATATATTTAATAAAATGCCTACAGAAGAAACACTTCAAATTAAAAGATTAACACTTGACGCGACTTTACCAACACGCGCATCACCGGGATCAGTTGGTTACGATTTATATAGTTTACACGATACAGTTATTCAACCTGGTTCTCGGGACATTGTGAGTACGGGTATATGTGCGACAATTCCATTGGGATGCTACGGTAGAATTGCACCACGTTCGGGTTTAACTGTACGTTACGGTATTCATGTAGGTGCGGGTGTGATTGACCCTGACTATACGGGTGAATTAAAAGTCTGCCTATTTAATCTCGGATCTGTTCCGTTCGAAATTAAATCGGGGGAGAGAATTGCTCAGTTAATTTTAGAAAAGTGTTTAACACCCCTTATTCAAGAAGTGACTGATTTACAAAAGACTATGCGTGCTAACAGAGGATTTGGTTCCTCTGGTGAATTATAAAATTTAATAATTGTTTAGTTTCCGAATGCAACACCACCCATACCATTCTTAATTCTGAGAATGTTATAGTTGACTGCATATGCACGAATAAAGTGACTATCACCTCCTCCAACAGTATCGAGAGTTATCTTAGCGCTATCTATACGCGAAAAGTTCAATGTACCTGTTGGCTGTGTCTTGTTCATTGTAAGACATAACGGCCATGTCGTAATTGGCATAGCATCACCGCCTTCTGAAAGAACGGAACAGTGCCTGTTTGGAACGACAATTCTATGATATTCTTGTGACATATTTTCAAAGAGTGGTGTACCGTTAATATACATGGACGCGCTGTCAAATGTGTGTGAAGCACCTGTACCAAATGCGGCAATGTGTACGGCTTTAACGGGATGGTTAAAGTATGTAAGATCTATGGATGTATCAGTTGCACTCATTGGTTGGAACTGTGTCTGTGTGATAAGCATTTCATGTTCTGTTTTAGCAAAGAATTCTCGTTCTTCTGTGTCGAGGAAGATGTATGAACCATACACTTTTGTATTTTCTGGTGTAAATGGACCATTTCTACACTTGATTCTGATTTCAACCTGGTGGTATTGAGGACCGACGAGGGGTAAAGATTTGGTCCAATCTTCACTGAAGAAGAATGGGATAACGTACGAATTGTTTGAATGGTTATTACCAAATTCATCACAACCAACCCATGAAGTTGCTTTCGCTTGGGATTCATTATACAAGTGAGTATGAACAGAGTTAATAAACCCTGAATCTAATTTGGAAACTTCTTGACCACCCACCCAAAGTGAAAATTCGGTTGGTTGTGTGAAAGTAGCATCCGCATTATTATTGAGTATACTGTCTTCGTGATTTTTATTGTTGATGTTTGCACCTTCAATCCAAATATAGCTTAAAAGATCTCCTTTGGATTTAATTGGGATGGAAATTTCGTTTCCCGAACCAAACGTACCGATATAATCGAGGCGTTCTGGTTTAATTGCGAAGTTGGTGTGACGTTTATAGTTTTGTCTAAAAAATGAGACTTGTGGGTCGCCTGTGATGTACACATCTTGGGCACCGACCGATACGAGGTCAATCAAAGCAGCTGACATATTTTACTAATATAGTATATTAAAAAAATTGAGCATAAACGTATTAAGAGACATGGTTGTTTTTCAAGCCCTCACATGGGAAACTGAAGATAAACACGCACAGCATTTGATACATATTTTTGGAAAAACACAAGACGGTAAATCTGTATGTGTTACGACAGAATTTTCACCTTATTTTTTCATAAAACTCCCTACTGATGATTATAGTACACACGCCGAACTATATTATGAGAGTATTATGAAACGGTGTCCTGGTTTAATAATTAGTTATGAGATACAGTCGTCTATGGATGTATGGGGATTTCAAGATAGTAAAAAGTTCTATTTTATGAAACTTACTTTTGAAACACTAGCAAATCGCCGTAAAGTTGGATACGCTCTTAAAGAATCGTTGAGGATATATGAAGAACCACAACCAAGAGTATACGGTGAACCGTACGATATACCGGAACCTCAATATGTAAAATTGAAACTTTACGAGTCCAATTTGGAACCGGTCCTGAGGTTAATGCATATAACTGGTATCCAATCGACTGGGTGGTTGGATTCTGGTGATGAATGTACACCGACAAATTACTCAAATACAGAGTTGGATTTGATGTGTTACGACTGGAGAAATCTAAAACCTGTTAATAAACCCGAAACTGCACCATTTGTTGTAGCTTCTATTGATATCGAGTGTAATAGCTCTACTGGTAAATTTCATAGTGCGGATATATACGGCGATTGTTGTTTCCAAATCGCCGTGTCGTTATGTTCATTCGGTACTGATATACCTTACGATAAGACGTGTTTCTGTTATAAGAAAACAGACCCTGACCTGGAAGGATGTACTATTCTAAGCTATGATTCAGAAAGGGGAATGCTTGAAGCATTAAGTGAATACATGGTAAAAATGGACATTGATATTATTACCGGATGGAACATATTTGGATTTGATATGGAATATATAATGACGCGTGCAAAAATGGTCGGGTGTTCCAAAAACTTTTTTGAAATGAGTAAACTTAAGGGGTATAAATGTGAAATGAAAATTAAGAAGTTATCTTCTAGTGCACTTGGTGACAATGAACTCAAACTCTTACCAATACCTGGACGTTTTATATTTGATTTATTTCACGAAGTTAAGAAGGGGTATAAACTTGATTCGTATAAACTTGATAACGTTTCTAAATTATACCTAGGTGATCAGAAAATAGATATGTCACCTAGGGAGATGTTTGCGCGTTTTAAGGAAGAAGACCCTGTAAAATTACGTGAAGTAGCAGAGTATTGTATTAAGGATACACTTCTTCCACACAGATTACTCTCTAAACTTTGTATACTTATTAACCTTCTAGAGATGGCAAAGGCAACGTGGGTACCGTTATGTTACCTTGTAGAAAGGGGTCAACAAATTAAAGTGTTTAGCCAGTTAACGAAAAAGGCGCGCGAAATGAATTATATAGTTCCTACTATTCAATGGGGTGAGGGGTTGGTAGATGGATACGAAGGAGCAACTGTACTCGAAGCACAAAAAGGTGCATACTATACACCGATAACCGCTTTGGATTTCGAGGCGTTATATCCATCTATAATGGTCGCACATAACTTATGTTATTCAACCATGATTATGGACCCCGTTTATGAAAATAAAAGATTATACCCAGATTTAGAGATCGAAACGTTTGGTAATTATAAATTCGTACAAAATGTACCGAGTCTTGTACCGAGTATCTTAACAGAACTTAAACAGTTTAGAAAACAGGCTAAGAAAGACATGGCCAAATCATCAGGATCTTTAAAAGAAATGTATAACGGTAAACAATTGGCGTATAAGATATCAATGAACTCTGTATATGGTTTCACGGGTGCATCAAAAGGTATGTTACCATGTGTACCCATAGCATCAACAACAACAATGAAAGGGCGCATGATGATAGAGGATACTAAGAATTACGTCGAAAAACATTACCCGGGTGCAAAGGTAAGGTATGGTGATACCGATAGTGTAATGGTTGAATTTGACGTCGGTGAACGTAAAGGTGAAGATGCTATTAAATATAGTTGGGAACTTGGTGAACGCGCAGCGGAGGAGTGTACAAAACTTTTTAAGAAACCAAATAATCTCGAACTCGAAAAGGTATATTATCCATATTTTTTGTATTCTAAAAAACGATACGCGGCAAAATTATGGACAAAGGGTAAAGACGATAAGATGAATATGGAATATATAGACGTAAAAGGTCTTCAACTTGTTAGACGTGATAATACACCATACATGCGCGAAGTTTGTAAAGAATTACTTGATGTTATTTTGGAAAGTAGTGATACAGCTGCACCAAAAGCACTCGCTTTACAACGTGCCGTAGAATTACTAGAAGGTGATGTTCCTAATGATAAATTGATTCTTTCACAACAACTTGGAGACTCGTACAAATCTCAGAATTTACCACACGTACAAGTTCGTAACAAAATGCGTGATAGACAACCCGGTTCTGAACCACAATCCGGTGATCGTGTACCTTTTATTTTATGTAAAACATGGGATCCTCGTGCAAAAGCGTATGAAAAGGCGGAAGATCCAAAATATGCGGCGGAAAAAAAGTTGGATATAGATTATCCATACTATTTTCTTAATAAATTTCTTAACCCTGTGTGTGACCTGATTGAACCGTTATTTGATGATCCTAAAGAAGAAATATTCGGAGAACTCATATCGGGCTCTAAACCAGAAAAACGTAGTAAATTGTGCGATTATGATCCAAAACAGAAACGTATATCTGATATATTTAAACTTAAAAAATAGAACATATTATAAAACAGGAGAGTATGATTGAATGTATTTTTTCAGAAACATATACAATTTATGAAAAAAATTTAAATCAACTTGAAAAACATAAACTAATCAAATTATATCGCGCGTTATCTATCAGATACAACAAGCCATTTTCTGAAATTTCTAAAAACTGTAAAATCGTAAACATAGAAGAAGATATTGATATACCAAAAACCCTGAATGAACGTGATTATGATAATAAAGAATATTCGGATCTATTAACATGCATGTTAGAACATACGTTCAAAAGAATTGATAAAGTAATCATTCAATCTCTTGAACGCGTGTGTAAAGAAAATATTGGTTTGATTGTCTTAAAAAATAATCTGGATTTGATTCAAGATACTCATAAAAAGTCGCAAACAAACGGGTATTTATGCCTTGGTATTAATAGTAAAGGTACCGTATGTTGTCAAAGAGCTGTAAGAACTGTAGGTAAGTTCCAATTTTGCAAAAAATGTGCAAAAAATGCAACTATAGAAGATGTACCTATTCGAACATATCACGGGAACATTTATTCGAATTCTGATAAATCACACAGTGACAATTCTGACGATGACGATAATCCGTTCCCGTGTAATACACATTTTAACAAAGTTACTTAAAGTTATGCATATTCTAATAGATAAGATGAATAGATCAAATGTATTATTAACGTCTATAAATGAATTCTACGGAATACACGAAAACCGTGATATTTTGACACAGATATTAAATAAATCCGGTGGTATTTCATTAAGAAATTTAGAATGGTTTATTACAAATTATTCAAAAAAAAATAACTTAACTTATAAGACATGTGATGGTAAATTGTTTAGCGTTCACGTCGCGTATAAATCGAGTTTAGATGGTTATAGTAAAAAGTTATTTGATCCATTTTGTAGAGCGGATAAAATTACATATAACATACCTGGTACAGCTAATGAAATTCATACAACTGTTGCTCAGTTAAATTTCATTAGATGGTGTATAAAAAACAATATAATTGATTATATAAAAGATCACAAGATGCAATTATTTAATAAGCGCGTACCATGAAACCATTTTCGAATGAAAGTGTTTGATAACCAACATAATACATGTTAAGTGTGTAATCACTTGTTAAACCATTTACCATTTTTACATCTAGAACAGTTTTATTAGATTTTAATTGACTAAAATCCAGGCTTCCCGATGGTTCCACATTAATCGGATTCATCGAGAATGCATACGTGTATATATTTCTAAATGGCCTTGATAATCGGTTTGATAAAGGTACGGTATATTTGTAATATTTATGATCACTATCTTGAAAACCGGGTACATCTTCACCATTTATAAATATTTTAGCACTGAGCATTGGTGGATTATAAAATTCATTTATTATTGAATATTGTACATTCGATGAAAAGTTGTATCTATTTGCGAATACATTTGCTAATAAATTATTACCACCGGTAAATATTTTTTCGTCTTCAAACTCTTCTCGTCTAAAAAACCAATTGATACTTTTAACTGGTATTTTAGGAACGAGTTCAAGTTTGGCACTCGTTTCACCAGCTTTTATAACAGTCGATGGATGTCTTTGTACAAAATCGGTAATTAAAATGTGTTTATTGTTTTTTATGTACGAACGTTCACTATTTTCTAATGTAATTTCTTCGGTTACAATATCAAAACTATTTAATGATATCGTACCTGTATAGTCAGTAAAAAATGTTTGTGGTCTAAATTTTATATCAAATTGTATTTTTTGCTTATTAATAGCACACGTCGGGAAATACGGACGATTTGGTTTATTTGTGTCGTATTCATCACCTTCATATTTTCTTGAAAAGAAAAATGGTATGGGTATAAATAGTTTAGACTTAAACTGGCTAAAAATTTGATTACCTGCTGATAGAGCTGTATCTTCGGCTAAATTTCTATTAACCGTGTACCTTTTTGTTCGTTTTTCAGATTCATCTAGATAAAGTTCATCGTATATTATACCCCAATCAGAGTGGAATGTTTCAATAATGGTTTCGTCTATACGCATTGTTATTGATTCTATGACGTGTCTACCAACTTGATCAGCGTAATAATAATCATTTCCTCCTCCAGATGGTAATCCTGGAAGTTCCATTGAAATATACATATTCGAGAGAAGGTCACCCATGTTTCTGGGATTAAGCGTAACCTTGATAGTTTCATCGAATGGCCAACTCGCTTTAGCATTCCCTGGTTTAATTACGTTTGTACTCTTATGAAATTTTCTAAAGTTAGAATGTCTCTTAACATCGTAATTAAATAAAGAATTTGTAGTTTCATTTTCTAATAAGTATGTATCTTGTTTACCTATTGCATTTAGTGATATTATAGCGCCTGTGTCTGGCCCACTTGTATCACACATACTATTTATTATAACACATTTTTTTAAATGTCGTTATACACGATCATTTGCCTATTTTTAAAATTTTTACATATATACTTTTGTAAGGAAATATACCATAATTGTAAATATAATGTAGTCAATGAATAACATTGACCTTTTAACGATTTAACTTTTCCAATTTCAAAATCTCTTAATTTTTTTAAACCTGGTTTTTTTACACGTTCGAAACACGAAAAACATACACGATTAAGTTTCGTACCGAAAAACTTATAATACGTTTCATTGTTATATAACCATATAGGCCTGATATTTCTATATTTCCTTATAAGCTCTCTAACTTCGTAATTATTTGATTTAATATATACATTTAAAGGACAATTACATAGAAAACAAAAACCTTTGCATCTAAACCGTACATACATAAAAGATACAGTCTTTATTCTTTTATGTACTATAATGAAATTATACAACCCGATGGAACTCAGTGTATAGGTATAAATTATGACGAAGAAAGACCTACTGTATTAGAAGTTCTACCTAATCCTGAATTAGAAATTCAACAACGAGTACAACAACCCGTTTATCAAATATTTGATACGAAAATTATACACTGGTTAAACTTGTTTATTATTATAATTAGTGTGTATTATGTACTTGTATACGATAACATGATATCTATATCTAATTGTATAGCGTGTGTATTACCATTACATAGTATACAAAATAACAATTTATACGGTATTATTGGGTATACTGTATATATTATGTTTTCTATGCTGTTAACAACATTTTTTGGTATATATGAATATTTATGGTATTATGTTATTTGTGATTCTATAATTATATGCATTTTTATAACCTCAGTTGCGAAATATATAATATATATTAGAAATCAAACTCAAAATATAACTGATCATGTTGTATGAACAAAAAGACTTGGATGTTGCCAAATCATTATACGGCGACGATATAGAAAAAAGTGAACGTTTTGCGAGAAGTATACATAAACTCAGGGAGTCTCGCAAAAAGTACGACGATAAGAGAGAAAAGTACAAAATCAAATTTATAGACACTGTCCCCGAACAGAAATTAGAAAATAGAACAAAAGTTAATACATGTATTGCTTTAACATTAACCGGCAAAAAGTGCAATTTTAGAGCATCTTGTGGTAAATATTGTAAAAAACATTCCACTAAAATTTAAATATATTGTAATAATAAAATGTTAGATCAGGAAACACTCCGACCCGTCATAATAGCCATGGCACTTTATCTTGCACTTTCTCAACTCATACCAGAACTTTTCAAAAAACCAACAAATATTAAAATAATCGACGATATAGTTGCAATGTTGATTGCACAAAGAGGTTCACTTACATCAGGTACTATTCTTACCGGTATCATTGTTTTCGTTACGAATTACGTTAACGACGAATTCTTGTAAAACGTTTTCTTTACTCGTTAAAAACCGTGTTTTTGCGTGATCCATATACCTTAGTTTTTTGTTATATGCATCTTCCATGAATTCCATAAGTTGTTCCATATTTGGCTTTCCCCATTGCATACCTGCTTTATAGAGAAAATCATCCCTTGGTAATTTATGAAGTTCACATTTTATAGTATACGGAGTATCTATATACTCTATAGCCCCTCCATAATCTGTTATAATCACAGGCTTATTTCTTATTGCTGCTTCTACAGCACCCATACCAACTCCCTCAGATGATGAAAAATTTACATAACAATCCGATTTACAGTGTATTTCTTCCATAACTTCATCGGAAACTAAGTCATTTATTATTGTTACATTTGGTATATTGATTTTAAACGGGTATTTACACGTTGCTTTAACAATTAATCGCGCGTCGGGTTTATTTAATCTTACAAATGCCTCTAATATCTTATTAAAGTTTTTTCTTGGATCGTATACGTTACCTATATGATAAAACGTATATGGTCTTTTATCGGGTATATGTGCATGTATAACACAAAACTTTGTATCTGGAAACTGTCTTTCGAAAACATTTTTACAATATTCACTGGGTACTGCAATACTATCAAATAGTTCAAAAAGTTTACCGTAATCTTCATGAACAGTTTCAGTTTCACAGACGGTCATACAAACAACTTTTTTTATTTTACGTTTGATTTCCGGTATTCTATCTAACCAATATTTAACAGGAAGTGCAAATATAAAAGCGCTATCAGATTCGGGTATTTCCTGATCTATTTCAATATATTTAGTATACCCATCTTCAGGGAAAAGTTTCATATATTTTTTACAGTGTTGACCGATCCCACTCAGGAGAGTTGGTCCAATGAATAACATTTACTATAAAGATTATCTTTCTTTTATATATATTACACAATGGACTCTGTCAGAGAAAAAATAACGATTGAACTCGCTAGATCTAAAATTCGTACCGAAGAGATATACGCTATCATTAAGCAAATTGCCGATCACATAGAACCACCAACAACAGCGCCAGCGCCAGCGCCAGCGCCAGCACCAGCACCAGCACCAGCACCAGCACCAGAACCAGCACCAGAACCAAAATCGGCTGCAAAGAAAATTACTTCACCAACTAAAAAGGCCCCAGCTAAAAAGGCCCCAGTTAAAAAATCTGAATAAATCTAAAACCTTTGTTGCATAGATATTGGCATTTGAGTAGGTGTAGGTACACTTTTACGGTTTATCATATAAAACCCACCACCTATTAATAGAATTATTGTCAAAAGATAATAAAGAGGGTATTTTTTCTTTTTTTCCTTTTCCATTTGTTCGATATCTTTCTTATCTGGAAGTTTTTTAACGTTTACGTTAAGATCTTCTATCTTCCCGATAAGTTTGTGCAAAGCCTCTAGAATTTGAACCTCTCTATTTATAGGCTTTTCCTTCACATCAATGGATGTTACTTCCAATGTCATAAACCATTCTGCATCCGATTGTAAATCCGTATATGTATTATCACCCTGTAATTCATTTAATTTAAAATCGAGTTTTTGTATTGATATAGGATTGAATAGATTTGTTTGTCTGTTAAAACTTCTCCAATGTTTATCGTGTTGTTTATAATTATTAGACCCATCAAAATCTCTTTCCAGTGCTATTCTTGCAAAAACCTGTCCTCTACGTTCATCTAACATTTGTGCAACTTTTGGTACATCGTCACACAGTATATCTATATACTTGGCACCACTACCCGTACCAGATCCTGTATTACCAATCTGAGTAACATAAAAATCAACTAGTTTTAAACCACACACTTTACTAATATCCGACACGTGTGTATTCGAAGAAAGATCGAGATCTATTGTAAATTTGTTATTTGTACCTGTCACAAAATTTGAATCAACGGTTATGTATTGTACCTTTTTTGGTAATTCTTGGAGTGAAACCATCCTGTATTTAGTATATAAAAAAATAAATACAAATAATAACAATGTTTACATTTTATTCAAGCGTATGTCGTTTATTATCACCAGAATCAAAAAAAATAACACCCGTAAATTCATGTTATTCGTTATTCCCGGGTATTACATGCACAAAAACAGATACATTGGACATGATGTTATCCCCAGATAATTCATATGGTGTAATAAATTCAAAAAATGATACCGGTGAGATTATTGTATTACAATATCCAAAATATGACAAAACATTTAGTCAATATAGACCTAAGTTCTATAAATATAAATAAAGAAATATAAACAATAATAAATAAATGATATGGACTACATGCACTTACACACCCACGACTACAAAATCGCTTTCTGTCAAGCGACAAATGAACTCTGTGAAGACGTTCAAAGGATTATATGGGAAAAATCTCAAAAATACGAACACGAAAACCTTGTGTGTCCAGGAGCCCCTAAAAAACAATTACGAAATACACGATTCTCAAAAGAAAGACTCGAAACGTTGGCCAGAAAATGGAAAGAAAAATGGGGGGAACCAACTTTATCAACGTATGAAAACGTTGGCATACGAAGAGTTTTGTCATGATGATTTTAAACGTGAAGAATATGATTCATATTCATTGGTTTTATATAGAACAATGTTAAATGAATTAGAATACGAAAGGCGTAATTTGAAATACATAAACCTTTTCGGTGAAAAATGGAGAAAAATGCCTAAAAAACAAGATAATTTTACACACGAAGATAGATTAACTGAAATCCAAGTTCGTATATACGAATCGGTTAACAGATGTGAAGAATTTCTAGATAAAGAACGTGAATTTAAAAGAAAATATTTCAACGATGAAAATATTAACATCGATATCACGTATTAGATAATTAACGAATAATTTGTAATGTATAGTAATTAATGTTAAATATAATAAATCCCACACAAAAAACACTTAGAATTTCATGCCCAACTAAACGAAAAGAAGGTATAACCGAATATGAACAGATTAAATCTAAAATAAAAAAAACGACTATAAAATACGGAACTGCAATTTCTACGTACCATTTCATTTTTCATACACCCATAGACGGTGTATCCGCAGGCTTGGGTGCAATAGCTTCATGTATATATGTAGATTCACTTTCTTCTTACGTGGACAATTTTGAAAAAAAACCCGTATTGAATAAAAGATTAGTTGTACCTACAGTTATTGCTCTATTAGAATCAACGTGGAATTCATCAGATTTACCCTTCGAATTTAATATGGGCGCAACACTTTTTGGATTTTTAGCATATAAAATGTCTTTTTATCAAATACTTGCTGAAGAATTATTAATGTATGACGAGAACCTAAGTCGCATTGACGAAATATAAAAAGTAAAAAAACTAAAAAAACTAATACAATGTCACTTTTTTATCAGTTATTAAAAAACTCCACATCTGTTTCTCATACAAAGGAATTAGATGATCTTTTTTCGTCTGTCATAAGCGACGGTGAAAATGTTATTGAAATATATAAACTTACATCAAAACCTGAAATATTTCCAACTGAAATTGCTGATTCGAAAACAGATATTGCTTATATGGGATTAAGTAAACTCGACGAACGCGAAGACATTCGTTATGTTGAATTTACTCACGAAATCGAAGGATGTGATGGTATTATTGAACCTTTCATTGAGATGATTAAAGACGACGTCAATAATAAAAAAATTAAAAACTTAATCATCATACCTCGTTCTATTAATCATAAAACACGTGATTTATGGAGTAAGTATTTAAGTAAATATTTTACCGATATTAAAGGGGGTGAAAAGTTTATTACTAAACATAAAATACCAAACAAAAATTTACACTGGAATGAACTTACAAAAACTTTACCTTGTGACAACAATTTGTTTGGTGAGTACAATGATACTGTTATGAACAATTAAAAATTAATCTTACTTAAACATTACGACTTTTAATATTATATATACAAATACAATGCCTTACCTAACACACGAATTATTAAAAAACTGTACCACACTATGGAAACTTGATAACATCAGTGATCTGTGCTCTAACCTATGCGGTGTAAAATCCACTATTTATGGATTAAAGGCGGATTTTGGATTTCCTAGTCATCTTATTCCTAAAAATACTAATAACTATATCGCATACATCGGTATTCACAAAAAAAAATTAATCACTTCTTATGGACAAGCACATTTTATCACCTTTTACCACGAACCTAAAAATTATCAATATCAAAGAGACCTCGGTATATTGGAGTACATGTATAACATGTACATGGATCAAATGAGTGATGAACTCACTGATGATGAAAATTATGACGAAACTGAAAAATTAAGGGTGGAAGTTTTTCCGTATAAGATAACATCTAAGAATATTGAATATTGGAAGACTGTAATCCAAGATGATTGGGATATAGTTGACAAAATTGATTTGGACGATTTGATCGATGATTTCGGAATAAGGGAACGTATAGATTGGACAGAACTTTATCTTTCTTTACCCGAAAACATTGACGACGATATAACCGAAATGGATGATTCTGAGGAAGAAATGGAATCTGACATTGAAGAAACTGATAGTGAAATTGAAGAAGGTGAAATTGTGAGTGATAGTGAAACCTAAGTATAACAATAAATAAAATAAAATATAAAATAAAATGAGACCAAACTGTCCCTACGAGAACTGTTACTGTAGATCTGGTAAGAACGGATTCTGTTTAAAACATAAAGAAATTGGTGAAGCTGTTCAAGCTTTACTCATGTTATCAAAAAATAATAATAAAAAATAAAAACTTTATATTAAGTAATAATGCCTGAAGTTGATAACGCACTTCATAAAATAATGTCATTTATAGATGATCACTCGGGTGAAATATCTGAAGGTGATTATTTAGATATGTGTAATAAATTACGTGACGTGTATAGAGTAGAAGATAGACCCCCCGTTCGTGTACGAACTTTACCTCGCAGTCTACAAACGAACCCACTTGATTCTATTTACGAAAAATGTATGATATTGGTTAGAAAAAGAAAAGAAATTAAATCAAATATACTAAAACATAAAATAAGACAAAGAATAACCCAACGATTTAAAAAAGAAGCAATCAATGCTTTTTGTGACGCCCTAAATTTACCACCGTATAACAGTCTAGACGAATTACGTAACGATGGTTACATAATAGATACTCATTCGTTCTTTACTGATTATAAGAATATAATGAATGATCATATCAGAGGATTACAAACCGGTTATGCTGTTGAACTTGATAATATAGAACTTGAGATGGAGAGAATTTGTAATTTTATAGAAGCAACTGATAGAGTTATTGACGCATTTTACGAAATAGAGGTGACTATACAAACCTAAGTTATAAAGAATATATAAAAAAAATAAAAAGAATAGTAAAAATGGACGACCTTGTAAATTTAATGCGTTTAATTGACTTGAATTCCGAGATAATATCTGAAGGACATTATCTTGAAATGTGCAACTCTATAAAAAACGTTCACGAAACCATTTCTCATTTAAATTCGAAATACGATTCTGAATCCGAATCCGATGATGATACGCAAAATTTTTATACGTTGGAAAGAAGAAATGGTAGTAATACAATACTTGAACCATTTACCCCACCTATACCATTCTTAGCTGAAAGGTCTAGATATTACGAAGATGATAATAATGAAGAGAATACCTTATTTGCGAATCCAGAAGAAAGAGAAGAATTGATGAATTATATGAACTCAATAATGCCATATAATTCTTACACAGAAATGACAAATGAATTACGAACTCTCGAAGTGGAGCAAAACGAGTATAATATATCTTACATGAAAAGATTGGATGAAAGAATAGTGCGAATACAAAGAACTATTAATAAAACTAAAACGAGACAAAGAATTACCGCAACTGTTCGTAAAGAAGCTGTAAAAAGACGCGCACAAGAACTCGGTATACGATTATCCAGATACACACTTGGTAATTTATTGGACAAAGGACACAATGTAGGCAATGAAAGAGAATTTTACAAAGCCTACCTTGATGATTATAATCAAGAAACGGTAAACAAACTTCGCGATTTAAACACGGAGTTACTCCAAATTATTGGTGAGAGAGAAATTATTAGACTTGAAATAAACGAGTTTCATTAATATTTTATTTAAATATCATTTTACACCATTTTTCATTAATATTACCGAAAGGTGAATACTCGAACAGTAAATGTATTAACGCACCCGAAATAATTAACACACCCGTCCCCTTATATATAAACTTTGTAAGACTCATTACTAAAACCTGTAACATTAAACCTATAAAAAGTGCTTCCAAAAGAACTGTGGTTACAGGACGGGAACTCATTTATACTTAATCAATATTTTTTTTCTCCTNATATAACAATATACAAAATGTCTTATAACTCTAACAAGTATAACTCAGTGCCAATTTTCGCGTTCGTCGCAGTACTTATCGCTGTCGCTATATACAGTGGTATTCTCTACACAAAAACGCCAGCCAAAGAAGATCTTGCAAAAGATGAATAAACATAACTATTAATAATTATCTCGTGATATATAAAATGATACCTCTTCTTTTAATCATTCTATTTATCATTTTTCTATTATACATGTTACGTAAAAGAGGACATGTCGAGGAATACATAATAGAAGGTGTGAATCTTTCATGGAGAAACAAATCGGGCGTTGAAGACATAGTACAAAAATGGACTCTCGTTGTTAAAGATACACAGGGTAATGAAATACACAGAACTGAAAATAGTGATTTGATTAATAGAAAAAATGATACGGATGTTACACTAAACGTTTTTACGGATAAAACTTTTGGTGATAATATTATTGGTAACAATACGATCGATATTTATTATAACGACGGTTCGGGTGATAAGTTAATTAATACACAAATCCTTCGTTTTGAAAAAGATGAGTTCAATGAAGATCTAAGTGGTTTTGAATTCCGTGATTTAGATATATCAGCGTGGGAAAATGCACAGAATAAGGATTGTGAGGGTATATATTCAAAAGTTAAGAAAGATAAATCAACCCCAGGTACAGATAAGTTTGGGTGTGGACCTTCTGATGATCCTAATAAACACAATTGTCAATTTTGGGAATACAAACACGCACAAAAACAACTCGGTACGGGTAAACCATGTCCACGTAATGAAGGACACGTTATTAAAGTTCAATGGCCTAAAAAAACAAACACTGATAGAGTAGGTTTACAATTTGTCGATGACCCCGATCCCAATACAGATTCTAAAGTAGCTGATACCCCGCAACATTATAAGTCTCTATTTGATCAGCAACAAGCAGCCGTGGATGCACAGGAAAAAGAGAACGCTAGGATTGCAAAAGAAGCGGCGGATGAAGCGGCTGCGGAAGCACTCGGTGGTTTAATACCCAACCAAACGAAATTAGGTGACGATGGTTGGTGTGGTCACGGCGGTGTTGTAATACACCAGGTAGATGGGGATGTAAGTACAGCAAAAGGGTGTAAACGTATATGCTCAGATATATATCAAGTATGGACACGAGACAAATCATATGGAAGGTGGGACTCTGACAGCGCTAATAGTATAGTAGAAGAGTGTACAGATGCTAAACTCGATATCATATGGGAAAAGGATGGCGATGGTAAACGTAAACTTCGTTCGGGGTTAAAAGCGAGTAAAGATTACGTTCCTATTCAAAATCAACCAGAAGGTGGATTTAAATGGTATTATTATGAGGGTTCCAACACCAATTGGTACTTTTCAGAACCTTCTTCATTTAATAATANANNACCNACA